CAGGAGGCTCAGCATCCTATTGGCAGTAGTGGGGCTGGTTCCTTCATGTTGCCGCATGATGAAGCGAACATTCTGGGGAGACATGTATTTCACAGCCCCTTGCGCACATTCCATAGCCGCAATTCTGTTTAAGATCCTGTCATAGACCTGCTGAGTACTTGCCTTGATGGAACGATATTTATGCGATCCTCGCCATTTGGCTATGAGGTCAACAAGGCTGCCCTCCACAGTGCTGCCAATTATTATTTTTTCAGCGCCCCCATGAAGCAGTCGCTGGTATTCTGAGTAAAACTCGGGGCTGGATGGGTCTGGTAGCTTTGCCTGCTTGCAGCCTGGCTTCCTCAGATAGTATCGCGTCTTTCCATTTCTGCCTGGGAATTTGTGAACATATTTTAGGCGAACATCCAATTCATCCTCTGTGCATGAAGGTGAAGTGATATGGAAATGAGCAAATCAGACCTGTGCAAGCAGCGGATTGCTGAGCGCAACGAGAAGATTGTCGCACTGCACGCCACGGGCATGCTGACGAAAGACATAGCCAAAGAGGTCCATGCCTCTGAAAGCACAACCTGCAACATCCTCAAGAAGGCTGGGCTTTCCAGCCATGGCGCCCTCAAGAACAGCACGCGGAAGGAAAGGTTCGCGGCAATCCGTGGCCAGCACGCCCAGGGCCTTACGAATATCAAAATTGCTGAGGTTGTTGGTCTGAGTCCTGCAACTGTTGGGCAATACGTTCGGGAAATGGGCCTCATAAGGACGATCTTCTCCTGCGCACAACGGCCAATGCCGCGTTTACGCGCGTTGGGTCATACTGGCATTGCCTGCCAGAGTATGCGCAGGCCCGCAAGGCGTTGTGGACTGCCGTCAACCCACATACCGGCAAGAGGCGCGTTGACGAAGCAATCCCGCATGAATTGCGTGATAGCACCAACGAGCAGGAAATGTTCATCCGCCTGAAAAGCGGCAGCACGTGGCAGTTAGTTGGCTCCGACCGCTATAACAGCCTTGTGGGCGCTGGTGTTGCGGGGGTGACGTTTTCTGAGTGGGCGCTCTGTAACCCGTCCGCTTGGGGCTACATCCGGCCCATGCTGCAAGAAAACGATGGCTGGGCCGCGTTCATTACGACACCACGCGGCAAAAACCATGCTTACACAATGTTCCAGCACGCGGAGCGGTCTCCTGATTGGTTAGCGCAAAGGCTGACCATTAGTGACACCGGGGCGCTAACTCCCGAACAGGCCACAGAGGCTTTGGCTGAGTACGTCTCCATTTATGGCGATGACCTTGGGCAGGCGCAGTTCGATCAAGAATATATGTGCTCATGGACCGCTGCCATACTCGGAGCATTCTATGCGCGCGAGCTTTCCGCAGTGCGCAATGAAGGCCGCCTGTGCAGGATTGACGCCATTCCCGGTTATCCTGTTCACACATCGTGGGATTTGGGGATAAGCGACGATACGGCCTTGTGGCACTTTCAGGTTGTTGGCCCTCAGATACTAGTTCTTGGATGCCACGCGCAATCTGGTGTTGGGCTGGACTATTACGAGACCTATATGCGGGAGACCTACGCCGCAAAGTGTTGGACGAAAGGCATAGATTACGTACCGCATGATGCAAAGGCGCGGGAATGGACTGGTGGGCGCACCCGTGTTGAAACTATGATGGCAATGGGGTTTACGCCTCAGCTTGTGCCTAGCGTTGGACTGATGGATGGCATCAACGCAGCCCGCCGCACATTGCCGCTTTGTGTTTTCGATAGTGATACGGAAATGACGGGATTTTCAGCGCTTGAAGGTTACAAGCGCAAATGGGATGATAACAAAAAAGCGTTCAGCATGGGCCCGGAGCATGATTGGGCCTCACATTTTGCTGACAGCTTCCGCTATCTTGCGCTATCATGGCGAGAAGCGCGGGCGGCTGCACCATCTCCCCCGTCACCTACCATACAAAATGTGCTTGCAGTTGAGGGCATTGCCCCTCCCAAGTTAAAGCCAATTTCACGCCGGAGACGGTAAAAGTGGATGATCTGCCCCAGCCTTCCGACACGCTGGAAAGCCATGATGACAATACTTCATCGGATGTTCTTCTAAGCGCCATAAAGCAGGCGGCGGAAGAGTTTCAGCCATGGTATGGACAGTGCGAGCATATCGACAAGATATTTTCGCTTTCCCGGTCGATTGGCGGGACTGCCGCATATAAAGACCCCGACTTTGATCTGTTCTGGTCCAGCACTGAGATATTGAAGCCAGCCATTTATGCGCGTCCTCCATCGCCAGTTGTGAGCACGCGGTTTTCCATCCGAGACCCGTTTCTTGACCAGGTATCCGAGATGTTGGAGCGCGCGCTTGCTACTGCGCTCGATAAGACCTGCGTAGATGCAGTTATGAAGGGCGTGCGTGACGATCTTATCCTTGCTGGTCGCGGTGTGTCGTGGATACGGCTTGAGGATGACGATGCTAATCGTGTTGTGGTGGAGCACCTTGAGCCGCGTGATTTCCTGCATGAGCCAGCGCGTAAGTGGGCAGAGGTTGGTTGGGTGGCGCGTTGCGCATGGATGACAAAGGCAGAAATGCGTGACAGGTTCGGCCCTGACAGCGGATATGCTAATGCCGCGTTCACGTCTGCCAATGACCAGCGCGGAATGACTGATGGGAGCGAAAAGGCCCCTGTATGGGAGGTTTGGAGCCGGGTTGATGACCGCGTTTATTGGGTGGCTGAGGGCGTTTCAACTATTCTGGATAGCCGGAAGCCGTTCCTGGCACTTGACAGCTTTTTCCCTTGCCCGAAGCCAGCATACGCAACCCTCAAGCGCAAAACGCTCATTCCTGTACCAGATTACAGCCGCTACTCCAGCACGCTTGAGCAGATCAATGATTTGACAGGGCGTATTTATGGGCTGCTCGACCAAGTGCGGGTGCGCGGCTTGATCGCGGCAGGCGGAGATGTTGGCTCTGCCGTGCAAACGCTTCTGGATGAAGCAGACGATGACATGATGCTGATTCCCGTTCCAGCGTCATCGTTAGTGGGAAGCGGCGAGATGGTGAACTGGCTCCCGCTGGATATGTTCGCCAATACTGTTTCCGGCCTCATATCGGCGCGCAAGCAGCTTATCAGTGATTTTTACGAACTATCTGGGATTAGCGACATCATGCGCGGCGCATCCGATGCGCAGGAAACGCTCGGGGCGCAGCAGCTTAAAAGCCAGTACGGCAGCGTGCGTGTGCGTGAAAAGGTTGATGCTCTGGTTGACCATGCGCAGGGTATTTGCGCGATTGCTGGCGAGATTATCTGCGCCAATTTCAGCGGCGAGGAACTGCTGCAAATGAGCTTGACCAAAATGCCTACTGATGCGGACATAAAGCAGCAGGTTAAGACGATACAGGAACAGGCCAGTGCCGCTCTTGCGCATATCGAGAAGCAGGCGCGAGGAGTTCAGGCTCAGATGCGGGCACAGCATGAGTTGCAGGCCGGTCAACCGCCCATTGAGAAACGCCTTTCCATCAAGCTCGTCGTTGAACCTCGTATTGAGATTGTAGGTCAGTTCCTCCAAAGACTCCGGCCTGGCATCCGCGTGTGCGGTGCCGCCGATGCAGATGGCGCAAATCAGGCTCAGGATAGCGCGGATCATCAATATCGTCCTTCCAGCAGAAGCATGGCCTCGTCGTGCCGTCTCTTGACCAGACCGTTCATGACCTTTCCTTTCGAGCGCACCGGCTCCTCAATGATCCCGACGGCCTTGCGTTTGTCGCCGCTGTTGATAGCAGCACGGACGCCCGGCCAACCTCTTTCTGGATTGTAGGCGAACGCGACGGGGGCGTCGAACTCGTTTGTGTCAGGGAGGCATGGATGTCTCAACGAACGATCGCCTCATAGCTCGGGAGATTGGGCTGTAGAAGATGCCTCTGCTGAACGTCCGTCAGACTGATGAGATTTTGATTATCCCGTGCGAACCTCCAAGCAGCTTCGCCACGCAGACTGGCACCCGCCGCCGTCCTGACCGCCAGATAGGGGGTAATTTTTATGGCCAGCAATTTCTGCTCGATCTCCGTCCGGGAACGGTCGCGCATGTTCTAACCACGTCCGCGCGTTACGCCGGACGCTTCGCCCGGCCAGTGCAGACTGAAACCGTAAATCCGTAATAGCCATGATCTTGCGGGTCTGCGCAGGTTGGGTTTCACAAGTTGTTTTATTTTGCGGATGCATTATTAATTTGATTGGAGATTGTCCTGCCTGCGTCCTGTATGTATGGCATTAAATATCATTAATGTAGTTCGAGAACTTGCAATGGCCACACGGATTAAACTTCGGCACAAAGATACCGGTATAGAGAAAGATGGGTTTTACGGATTCTCGTGGACGACTTTCTTTTTTGGCGCATTTCCATGTTTGTTTAGGATGGATTTTATAACATTTATTGGATTTTTTGTTGTTCAATGTATTATAGGTGCATGCACAGTAGGATTTGGTGTGTTTATTGCATCTTTTGTTTGGGCGTTTATTTATAATAAATATTACACGAGAAAACTCCTTGAAAAAGGATATGTATTCGCAGATTCTCCCGAAAAAGTAATATTTGCGAAAATGGCATTAGGTATAGCTTAAATTTTTGATAATGCAGTCTGGTTGTTTGATGGGACGATCAGACTGTATTGTTACGACAATCTGAAATTTTTAGATGTGACATTTATTGTTAAAATCATAAAGTTCCATTGAATAAATAATGGATAACATGTAATAAAAATTATTTATTGATATAAATTTAATTATATACTGAGAAAATAAATCCATTCAATATTTGCATATAATGGTTTTTAAGATCGGGAAGTATATCATGCATAATTCTACTGCGTGTTTGACGTCAGCATTTACTCTAAACCGGATAAGTTCTGGAAGATAGGTTACTAACCGCCCGAAAGGAGCGCTCAGTCTGTTCGCTGTTGCTCTGTAGCCAGACAGCCGCGCCGCATGCATTTGCGGTGCTGGAACTCTCCGCTACCGTCCCATGACCGCTGGCGCTGCCATGCTCCCCATTTATGCCCGAGGATGCGGCAGATCATGCTTGTTGCAAACCATCTCATGAGTTTTTCTTAACTGCTTTTTTCGGGAAAAGTCCAGAGAGGCTGTTTTTCCATTCCCCCCCCCCCCTCTGTTTTGTGTGTCAGTCTGTGCTGTGGTTACTGCCCGCTCAGGAGTGGGATCATCTGATCCACAGCTTCAAGAGCATTCCGTGTGGCCTGAAGGTCGGTATCGGCTGGGGCATCCGTTTTCTTCTGGTGGTGTCTGCTGGCTGGAAGAAGTGCTTTAATCTCTGCGGCCACCCCTCGTACTGTTTGTGCAAAATCCTGATCTTCGCTGCTTCTTGTGGCTGTTACGTGAGTAGATGAGGTTGCAGCCTGTGTGCTGTCCGGTGTGGTGCTGCTCTGGGGCGCATCCGCATCGCTCTGTTGTGTCTGTGTGGTGGGGTCATTTTGCTCGGAGGTGTCCTGTGTATTGGACGGCTCTTGCGCTGTGCCCTGTGGTGCTGCCAGCAAGGCGTTGCCTATGGCGGCATTGCTGCCGCCATTTTGCGTATATTGAGCAACAGCAGCCGCCAGTTGCCGCGCAAGCTGTGCCAGAGCCTGTGCCAGTGCTCTGGGCGACATGAATGCCTTGAACTGCATAAGCAGGTGTATCTGCGCTTTGAGACTATTGACCTGTTCTTCTGCCTGCTCTTTAGCGGAAGCATGGCTTGATTTGGCAAGTTGATCCAGCCTGCTCAGCGCTTCCTGCGCAGAGGCCAGATACGCGCTGGTCGCAGAAGATGAATGTGCTAAAAACTCAATCCCGGCCTGAGATAGTGTGATTTGCACAGACTTTTCTATGCTCGACTGATCCGCAGTGGTGGCACTGGTGCTGTCTGCGCTAGGTGAGGGGGCGGTCGTGTGCGTGTTGAGTGCCGCATTGTAGGACCCAGTTGTGTGGGAGAAGCCCATATTGGCTGCTTGGGCCGTGTTGAGAGTTGTCATGGGAGGATCCTGCTATACGTCAACACCGTACAGGATGGCCGGAAGGGATTATTAAAAGGTTAAAAGTGCTGGGTGGCGGTGGCTGGGGAGTTTAAGCGCATGCGCGGGCAGCCCAGAGTGCTGATGGATACAAACCCGGTCAGACACATCCGTGATGACATGGAAGCAGTGTGGGTGCATGGGTTTTCTGACATGGCAGGATGTTGTGTACGACGTGTCAGCGAGGGAAGGGTATGCCCGTCACGGTAATCCTTGCGCGTATGTTTGATGCGCTGCCACAAACGGGAATGCTTATGCCAGCCTGAGCGGGAGGGCTCTCATGGTATGCATTGTGTGGTCCTGCGCTGGTTTTGTCTGGTGCATACATGCTCTGTGCCCCAGCAGGCCCCTCCGGTTAGGCAGGTCACGGTGGGGTATGGTATTCTTGGCGACCATGCGCCTATGGGGCAGGAATATGGAAGGCACGGACCATGCGTAAACAGCTTATCAGTCTTGTTCTTGGCGGTGTGTTCGCCCTGTGCTCGGTTCCTGCCATCGCGCAGGATAATGAGGAGGACGGAGACTATAGGGCGTTGATGCAGAAGACGACCAATAACGCCAACGGGATTTGTATCGATTACCTCAATTCCGAGCATGAAGACTATTCAGGCGATAAAATGAGTGAGTCCCGTCCGCCAGATGAGGTGACAAAAGGCTTATCCAAAGCCATAAGGGACG